CAGCGCTCCATTTTCCTAGGCACCGCCCCCAAAAGTTTGTTCGATATATTTAAAAACACCTCCCCCAACCCAACCAGCAATCGAAAAAGCCGGCTAGTATACCGCAGATATTTGACTACAGGTTAGAAGTTGCCGCATTTAAGAGATAAGCTGTAACCATGCCTTTGATTACGCGAGCAGAAGCCGCCAGGGCGTTAGGCGTGACCAGCGAAGCGGTCTATGCGGCAGTCAAACAAGGTCGCTTAAGCACCATCACCTCCAAAGATGGACGCGTCATGGTCAATAGCGAGACCATGCGTGATGAGTGGGCAAAAAACACTCAAAAGCGGGTAGGTCGTGGTCCCAAGCCCCCTTCTGGTGAGGCAAAACCACTGCGTCCGCGCGAGGAAAGGGTTCTGCAGGGCAGAATTAGTCGCACTGTCGAGTCAATCCCCGAATACGAGGAGAGCCGCGCCCGCACAGAGCATCTCAAGGCCGAGTTGCTTGAACTGGAACGCAAACAGAAGGAGTCGCTTTTGGTTTCAGCGGCTGAAATCGAGGCGAAGTGGGTTGAAATAATCACTCAGGCCCGAACCAAGATGCTGGGCATCCCTACAAAGGCAAAGCAGCGCATCCCCGACCTGGATACGGATGCGATGAGCGTTTTAGAGGACATCGTCCGCGAAACCCTTGAAGATTTGAGCGCTACGGCTGGAGATGAGGACGAATGAGCAATATTGAGCGCCTAGAACGAAGCGCATTTAAGGCGTTTAAACCGCCCAAAAAGCTCACTTTGAGCGAGTGGGCCGACACTTACGCCTACTTAAGCAGCGAATCGAGCGCAGAAGGCGGCCGTTGGCGCACCCTCCCTTATCAGAAGGGAATTATGGATGCGATCACCGACAACAAGGTCGAACAGGTGACGGTGATGAAGTCAGCCCGTGTCGGCTACTCCAAAATCCTCAACCACGTCATCGCGTATTACATCCACCAGGACCCAGCGCCAATCATGCTGGTCCAGCCAACTATCGAAGACGCCCAGGGTTACTCCAAGGAAGAGATTGCCCCGATGCTGCGCGACACCCCCTGCTTGAAGGGGCTGGTGAGCGAGTCAAAGGCCAAGGATGGCGCCAATACGATCCTCCAGAAGCAGTTTCCCGGTGGCACGTTGAGCCTGGTCGGGGCTAACTCACCTCGTGGCTTCCGCCGTGTCAGCCGCCGAATCGTCTTATTTGATGAGGTCGACGGCTACCCCGCATCAGCTGGCGCGGAAGGCGACCAGATCAAGCTGGGCATCAGACGTACTGAGTACTACTGGAACCGCAAGATCGTGGCTGGCTCCACGCCCACGATCAAAGACTTCAGCCGCGTGGAGCGGTTGTTCCAGCAGAGCGACATGCGTCGATTTTTCGTGCCATGTCCCGACTGTGGGTTTATGCAGTACCTCAAGTGGGGCAACATCAAGTGGCGCGACGACGACCCCTCAACTGCGTCGTACTGCTGCGAAGGTTGTGGCGTCTGGATTCCCCACTCCAAAAAGCGGTGGATGGTGGAACGTGGCGAGTGGCGTGCCACTGCTCCAGGCAACGGCAAGCACGTCGGCTTCCACATCTGGGCTGCCTATAGCTACTCGCCTAATGCGACGTGGTCCAACCTTGTCGAGGAGTTTTTGGACTCCAAGAACGACGCCGAACAACTGAAGACATGGATTAACACCACTCTTGGTGAGGTGTGGGAGGACGAGTACGCCTCCAAGGTGGGAGCCGATGCGCTGATGGAGCGTGCCTCTACCGAGAAGTACAAGCAAGGCGTACCGCCGATCGAGGCTTTGGCGTTGACCGTTGGCTGCGACGTCCAGGACGACCGCCTATCAATGTCGGTGTGGGCGTGGGGCCGCGAAGAGGAAGGTTGGCTTATCGACCGGATCAAGATTTATGGCGCGCCTTCACGCCCCGAGGTCTGGAAGCAGCTGGACGAGGTGCTGCAGAAGCCCTACATCAACGAGGCAGGCGAAGAGATGAAGATTATGGTGTGCGCCATCGACTCCGGCGGCCACCACACGCAAGAGGTTTACCAGTACAGCCGTGAACGCGCCCATTTGGGCGTGATCGCGATCAAGGGTGTGGGTCAGAAGGGCAAGCCCGTACTGGGCAAATCAAGCAAGGTTGACATCAACTTCAACGGCAGGGCCTTGAAGAAAGGCGCACAGCTGTTTCCTGTGGGCGTGGATGGCGTCAAGTCTTTGCTGTTTGGCCGGCTCAAGCACAACGACCCTGGTGCGGGCTACCTCCATTTCTTCCCGACGATCACTCCTGACTACTTCCAGGAGCTGACAGCGGAACGCCAGGTCCTGCGATTTAGGAATGGCTTCCCCGAGCGCGTATGGGTTAAGAAGAGCCAGAGTCCAAACGAGGCGCTCGACGAGCTGAACTATGCATACGCCAGCTTGCATCGGCTGTATCAAAAATATGACCGCAGAAGTATATGGGACCAATTAGAACGCCGAAATGAACCTAAACAAAAGGCGGCGCTAGGATCGAACCAGCAAAACGCGCCAAAACGCGCCAATTTCGTAAAGAGCTGGTGAGGCCGTGAACATCCCAACGACGATCCGAGCCGGCGATACGGTCAAGTGGCGCGACGACGCTTCAACTGATGTATTTGGCAACGAAGTAACCAGCTCGGATTGGACGCTGAAGTACTACTTGCGCACCAATACTGCTTCCGAAGGCGCGACTTCTACTGGTTCCGCCTATGGCACGGGCTGGGAATTCACGCTTGCTGCGTCTACAACCGCCAATTTCGACGCAGGAAATTGGTACTGGACCGCTGTTGCGACTAAGGACAGCGAAGTCATCACACTGGGCAATGGCGGCCTGACCGTCGAAGCATCGCTTACGTATAGCGGCACACCTAGTGCGTATGACGGCCGCACTCAAGCCCAGAAAGATCTGGACGCTGTTCAAGCAGCAATTCGCGCAATTGTTGATGGTGGCGTAGTTCAGGAATACCGGATTGGCACCCGTAATCTGAAGAAGTACGACCTACCTGATCTGATTCAGCTTGAAGGCAAACTGAAGGCTGAAGTCAAGCGCGAACAGCAAGCCGAGCTCATTGCTAATGGCTTGGGCAACCCGCGCAACATGTTCGTCCGCTTCAACGCCTAAGCCATGGGACTCCGCACTCGCGTTAGCAACTTCTTGGGTTTCGGGCGTGAGCAGCCCCAGCCGGCACCCCGTCGCCGCTCCTACCAGGGCGCATTAATTTCGCGTCTTACCAATGATTGGCTGGCGACTCAGACCAGCGCCGACGCTGAAATTCGCACCAGTCTGCGCAAATTGCGCGACCGCTCTCGCGAGATGGTCCGCAACAACCCTTATGCGCGACAGGCCAAGCGGACCACCCAAATCAACGTTGTCGGCACCGGCATCAAGCTTCAGTCCCAGGTTCAACAGGTCCGGGGCACCAAGCGTGACGACCGCATTAACAATCTGATCGAGTCCAAATGGGAAGTTTGGACGCGGGCTGAAAACTGCGATGTAAGTGGCCGTTACAGCTTTCACCAGCTTGAGTGGCTTGCTGCTGGCGCGTTGCCCGAGTCCGGCGAGGCAATTTTCCGTATTGTTCGCCGTCCATTCGGCAACTCGAAGGTGCCCTTAGCGCTTCAGCTGCTTGAGAGCGACCTGCTCGACGAGGAGTACCAAGGTGGAACGCTTGCCAAGACGAATGAGTGGCGCAACGGCGTTGAGGTAAACGAGTGGGGCCGCCCGGTGCGGTACGCCTTTCTTACTCGCCATCCTGGCGACTACTGGTTCCAGAACGCCCCTCAGCGCAACGACAAGCACGTTTTTATCCCTGCTGCGGACGTAATCCACTTGTTTATGCCTGAGCGCCCGGGTCAAAACCGTGGCGTGCCCTGGTTCCACAGCGTGATGTCTGACGCTCACCAGCTGCAGGGTTACGAGGAGGCTGCCGTAGTCCGCGCCCGTGTTGGCGCCTCGATTATGGGCTTCATCACTAATAACGAGGGTGAGCTGATTGCGGACGACGTTGAAAACAAGCAGCGCGTAAGTGACTTTGAACCTGGTACGTATAAGTACCTGAGCCC